GCCGCCATGGCGGTTTCTTTTTTTGCGGAACAATCCGACAGGAACTCCGAAATGGCAGCACGTTTGCGCGTCCGGCACCAGGACGAAATCCGGGAAAAGATCAGAGCCAGTCAGTTGGTGAATCGGCTTACCGATTGCGCACTTGGCGAAGTTGATCTGACGCCGCAGCAATTGAAATCCATCGAGATTCTTTTGCGCAAGTCGCTGCCTGATTTATCTGCCGTCACCCTGGAAGGCGCAGGCGAAAACGGCGACATACCGATTACGTTTACATGGGCGAATCAGCCCGCATCGTAATTCCTTACTCGCCAAGGACGGCATTCCTGCCGTTCCACCAGCGCACCCAGCGTTGGTCGGTGATGGTCTGCCATCGCCGCGCGGGTAAGACGGTCGCTTGCATCAACGATCTGCTGCGTAGCGCGCTGACGACACAGCGGCCAGACTGGCGGGGCGCATACATCGCGCCGTACTACTCGCAGGCCAAGGACACGGCCTGGGGGTATTTGAAGAAGTTTGCTGGCGTAGTGCCTGGAGCGCAGTTCAGCGAAGGGGAGTTAAGGGCCGATTTTCCCAATGGCTCACGCATCCGACTGTACGGTGCCGACAACGCAGACGTCAGGTTGCGCGGGATTTATCTCGACGACGCAATCCTGGATGAATACGCGGATTTTGCGCCGCAGCTTTGGGGCGAAACCCTGAGGCCTTTGCTTTCAGATCGGCAGGGGCGCTGCACGTTCATTGGCACGCCAAAAGGCCACAACAGCTTCTATCGCATCTTCAGCGAAGCCGACGGGAAAGCGGATTGGTTTCGGCTAATGCTCCGTGCATCTGAGTCGGACATTTTGCCCGCCGAGGAATTGCAGGCCGCTGCCAGCCAAATGACTGCAGACCAGTTCGCGCAGGAGTTTGAGTGCAGCTTTGAGGCCGCGATTTCGGGCGCGTATTACGCGAAGGATTTGCAAGCGGCTGAGACGGATGGGCGCATCACCGATGTGCCAATTGATCCTGCCGTGCCCGTCAATACCGCGTGGGATTTGGGCGTCGCTGATAGCACCACGATCGTGTTCTTCCAGGCACCGCGTGGCGGCTCTGTGCGCATTGTTGATGCGTATGAGGCCAGCGGCTTTGGCCTGGATCACTACGTTCGCGTGGTGAAGGATCGCGGCTATAGCTACGGCGAGCACTGGGCGCCGCACGACATCGAGGTGCGCGAGCTAGGTAGCGGTCGCAGCCGACTGGAAACCGCTGCAAGCCTGGGCATCAAGTTTCGCGTAGCGCCGAATTTGCCCGTTGCTGATGGCATCAACGCGGTGCGGATGCTGTTGCCACGCACATGGTTCGACAAGCGCCGATGTGCTGGCTTGCTGGATGCGCTGCGCCAGTACCGCGAAAAGATCGATGACAAGCGGCAGATCAGCTTAGGCCCGCTGCATGACTGGACAAGCCACCACGCCGATGCGTTTCGCTATCTGGCGGTGGCGCTGAAGGAACAACAACCGGCTCGCAAGCCTGCGGATGCCGAAATTCATTGGATGTCGTGATGGCTGATAAAGACGTTTTAGCGGATGCGAAGGAGCGGTTTCGACTGGCTCACGACGCGGAAGCTGAAAACCGGAAATGGGCCATTGATGACTTGATGTTCGCGCGCATGGGCGAGCAGTGGCCGCTGCATGTGCGTAAGCAACGCGAATTGGAAGGCCGCCCGTGCCTGACGATCAATCGCATGCCAGCGTTTGCCCGCCAGGTGGTGAACGATGCCCGCCAGAACAAGCCCGCCATCCGCGTGCGGCCTGCTGACAGCGAAGCCGATCCAGATACAGCCAACATTTACAACGGCCTGATCCGCAACATCGAGCAGAGCAGCAATGCCGATGTGGCGTATGACACCGCATTGGAGTCCGCTGTCTACACCGGCTTCGGCTACTTCAGGCTGTCAACGGACTACGCGCACGAAGATACGTTTGATCTGGACATCAAAATCGAGCGCATCGCCAACCCGCTGACCGTCTACGCCGATCCCACCAGCACGGCACCGGATGCCAGCGACTGGCGCTTCGGGTTCGTCACAGACCTGATGCCGCTGACGGAGTTTGAGTCCAAGTACGGCAAGAACACGCTGGCAAGCAACTGGAGCGCGGACGGCGATGACCGCGACTCGCTGTGGCGCAATGAGGATTCGGTGCGCATTGCAGAGTACTGGACGCGCGACGAGTACATGAAGGCGATCGTGCAGTTGAGCAACGGCCAAGTGCTGGATGCCAAGCTGTACGAAGCCAACAAGCCGCTGTGGGACGCGCAACAACTCACGGTGATTGGCGAGCGTGAGACGCGTTGCTACAGAGTGCGACAGCAGATCGTGACCGGCGCTGAAGTGCTGGAAACGGTGGACTGGCCGGGTAAGTACATCCCGATCATTCCCGTCTTTGGCGATGAGGTCAACGTGCAGGGCAAGCGCTATTTCCGCAGCCTGGTGCGTGATGCGCGCGACTCGCAGATGATGTTTAACTTCTGGCGCACGGCAAGCACTGAGCTAGTTGCGCTGGCTCCGAAAGCGCCATTCATTGGGCCGCGTGGGGCGTTCGATGGCGATCCAAAGTGGCAGTCTGCCAACGTTAAGAGCCACCCGTACCTCGAGTACGAAGGCGCTGTCCCACCGCAGCGCCAACCCTTCGCTGGCGTGCCCGCTGGAGCGCTGCAAGAGGCGCTGAATAGCTCGGATGACATGAAGGCGATCCTGGGGATTTACGACGCATCCCTGGGCGCTAGAAGCAACGAGACATCGGGCCGCGCCATCCTCGCAAGGCAGCGCGAGGGTGACGTGTCGACGTTTCACTTCATTGATAACTTGAGCAGGGCCATCAAGTACGCGGGCAGGTGTTTGATCGACTTGATCCCGGCTGTCTACAACACCGAGCGCATGGTGCGCGTGTTGGGCGAAGACGGCGACGTAAAGAACGTGCTGGTCAATCCCAAGCAAGCCGCCGAGTACGGCAAGGTCTACGAATTGGCGCGCGGCAAGTATGACCTGGTGGTCGAGGCCGGCCCATCGTTCAGCACCAAACGCGACGAGACACAGAATTTCCTGCTGGAAACGATGCGCGCCAATCCCAGCACCGCACCGCTGCTAATGGACGTGCTGGCTCGCAACATGGACTTCCCAGAAGCCGAAAAGATCGCCGCGCGGTTCAAGACGATGCTGCCGCCTGCTATCCAGAAAATGGAAGAGCAGGGCGAGGATGTCACCGAGCAGACGCTGATGGCCCAACTCTCGCAGGCGCAGATGCAAATGCAGCAGATGCAACAGGCGCTGCAATCTGCCGAAATGCAAAAGGCGCAACTGGAGTCGCAGAAGGTGCAGCAAGACGGTCAGATCGAAGCGCAGAAGATGCAGCTACAAAAGGCCATCGAAGACCAGCGCGGCGAACTGGAGCGCTACAAAGCCAATCTGGACGCTCAGGTGCGCGTGTACGTCGAGCAACTGAAGGCCGGCACGCAAGAAACCGCGCAACTGCGTCAGCACGCAGCAGAGGATCGCCGCGCCACCGCAGACATGCTGGGCACCGATCCAGGCACTGCCGGCACGCTGATGGCGACCACGCAAGACATCGTTGCAGGCATGCAGGCCATGCAGCAATCGCTCGCACAGCAAGTCGCTGGGCTGGCCGATGTTATGACCGCGCCTAAGCGTGTCGTGCGCGATCCACGCACGGGCAAGGTGGTCGGCGTCGAGCCGGTCATGCCCGCAATCAATCCTGCCATCGAGGCGCAGATGCCCGATGCGCCAATTTAAGGGGTAAGCAATGGCAGTTGGTGATATCAAATGGTTCGGGCAGGCACTGCTCGACTTGGGCAAGAAAGTCCATGACTTGAACGCAGACACATTCAGGCTTGGCTTGGTCACGTCAGCCACGACGCCAACCGTCGGCATGAGCGACCCGCGCTGGGCCGCTGGTGGCGGCACCAACCTGACCACCAACCAAGTGCCGACCGGAACCAGTTACACCAATGGCGGGCCGACTCTTGTAGACACATGGACGCTCATTGGCGGCACCGTGCCCACGTTTCGCGCTGACGTCGTGACGATCAACCAGGACGCTTCGGGCTTTACCACTGCGCGCTGGGGAATCATCTACAACAACACCGACGCGAGCAAAAGAGCCATCGCGTTCATCGACCTCGGCTCTGACCGCTCGATCGTTGCCGGCTCGCTGACGCTGGACTGGTCGGGCGCAACCAACGACGTACTGACCATCACGCAGAGCTAAGCATGCCGGGTGCTGTCAACGTCAAGATTGCCTGGTCGCGTGCGGGTGGTGGTGCCACTGCGCCTGTCATCACATCGCCCGCGTTCCTAGTTGCGGGAACCGTTGACACGGTTTATCCGACGACGACGTTTACTGCGACCGGCACTGCGCCGATCACATGGAGCGTCACGGCAGGCACGCTGCCTGCAGGGATGTCGTTCAGTAGCGCAGGCGTTTTGTCTGGCACGCCTACGGCCACGGCAAGCGCGTCGATCACGTTCACGGCGACCAATGCTCTGGGCGCGGATAGCCGAGCGCTGACGCTGACGGTGAGCGCGGCGGGCGTCTACGGACTAAAAGGGCCATGGGCACGGCCTTCTGTATCAAGCACCGCATATCCCGCGTTTCAATACGAGTGGGACTCAACCTTTTCCTCTAAACCGCTTCCGGCTACATCTGGCACAAGAAAAGTTGAGGTTCGGCGTGGCGGCACGCTGATTTCATCTCATACAAAAATCAGCCAAGTGATGGCTGCTAACAATCCCGCCAGCTTACAGGCCGGTGATGAGGTGTGGGTCTACCCAGCCGTGTATGGGGGCAACCAAAACGCACCCGTTAATGATGGTGATTTTTGCCAGTTTGGCGGCGGCACATGGACGGCAAACAACATTACTGTCAAAGGAATTACAGAGGGCGGATTTCGTCCTGTAATGACTTACCAGGGCGGTTACCCTTTGTATACGGCAGATGCCGTAGTCGTTTTTAATAAATCAATAAATTGTGTTTTTGAAAACATAGACATTGATCTCAAAAGTGCAACCTGGGTTCAGCCGGCTTACCTAAAATCATCCGTATATTTTCAGTCTATGCTTTCAGGAACTGCGACATTAAAAAATTGCAGACTTACAAATGATCATGTACAACAGGTAAATGGTGCTTTTGCTGGGGTTGGCGAATGGGCAGGCAATATTACTATCGAAAACTGCGAGTTTTTTGGCAATGGCGGGAATGCAGGGCCAGAGCACAATGTTTATTTAAATTACCCCGTATACGCTGACTACCTTACGTCCGTAGTAACAGTCAGAGGGTGCTTTTTTAGTTCCGTTAGAACAGGTAACCACTTTAAGTCAAGGACGCTCAATAATATTGTAGAGGGCAACTACTTTATGGGCACTCAGAAATATTGGGGGTCTGCAATTAACGGATCGTCTGATAGCTTTCTTGTTGAGCTTACCGGTGCGGGCAACGCGACGATAAAAAATAATATTTTTGTTAAGACCTACACCGACGATCCAAGTGTTAGTGCAGTAGGTAATTTAATGGCTATTTGCGCCGGAGTAGACCGATCGGCTCCCCCTGGTGATACTCCGTCGCACATCGATTCGTTCCCTGGGGTTAATTTTGTGGCGGATGTACATAACAACACGTTTGTTTCATATAGCAGTGTTGTTTCCAATTCGCAGCCGGCTTTGCCATACTTTTTTGGATCCAAGAATTACAACCAAGCAGATGGATTTAGAGGGCCTATTGCTGGCGGTGGGTTTTGGTCAAATCAGACGTGGAACGTCAGAGATAATGTATACGTTGGAGTGCAGGCTTATAACAACGCCGCGCTAGATTTTTACAGGTCTGATGCGACATCGTTACTGAAGACTTGGGCCGATGACGCCATACATGTCCCAGGGGCCAACACAGGCGCTGCATTTGCACTTAAATCTGCTACAGCATCAAGCAGTTCAGTTTCCGGACTTCAATACAACCACCAAAGCTCGGCCAGCACAAGAAGCGACACAAATAAAGGGGCGCGAGCATGACGGTTTTAGTTCGCCAAAATACCGCCGGCACAACCCAGCTTAACGGTTCAGCGCCAGACCCGACAAATGTGCCGGGTAATACTTGGTATGCGTCTAACCCGACGCGCTATTTGCGCAGCGCGTCTGGCGGGGTTTTAATACCTGATGCCGCGTTTTGGACTGGTCTTTTATCGTATAACGTAGCAACGGCAAGGCAAAAAATAACGATCAGTAACGCTGTGTTGCTGACCGGTAATGATTACATAAACTTAAACATAAACGCTAGCACGCAAACTGCGAACGCATTTGGCAGTGGTACTGGCTATTATGTTCAGATAAAGCCGGCTACTGGCGTACAAATTTACGAATGGAGTGGGGCCGGCCTCCCAACCGGACTCGGAACGGCTTCTGCGGCTCTGCCAGCAAGTCCGATTACGGTCTCCAGTGCGTACATTGAGCACCTAACGTCCGGAACACTGAACGCTTCAGTTACGGTGGGCGGCACCACATACACAACAACAGCAACTGTTGGCTCTCCGCTTACAGGAGCCTACGCGGGGCTATATACCAATTCTGGCGCATCAGGCGGAATTACGGCGTCAGAGATTTTGATTGAAGACGCTGGCGCTGCCTACACCTTCGCCCGCCCGACCAGCGACATCACCACCCAGTGGACGCCCAGCACCGGCACCGACCACTACGCGCTGATTGACGAGACGACGGCCAACGACGCCGACTACATCTACGCCACAGCTGCAGGCCAGACCGACGAAGTGCGGCTTGCGTCGATGTCCGCGCCCCAGGCCGGCACTGATCTGCTCATTAACTACAAGGTGGCCGGCATTGTCGGCAGCGCAAGCGTAACGATGTCGCTGCGCCAGGGTAGTGGCGGCACGCTTATCGCCACCGACACGGCAAAGAACATCGACAACACCTACCAACTCGTGGTGCCTGCCGCTACATGGGCGTCGGTGACCGACTGGACGGATTTGCGCTTGCGCTTTGTGAGCGCATAAGGGAACGACATGGCAATCACGACTCTCGATGGACTGATCGCTGCGGCTAAACAGCGCGTGCAGATCGTCAAGACCGCAAGCAGAACCTCTGTTGGTGGTGCCTGGTTCAGTGTATTCGATCAAGCAGGCAACCCCGGTGCTGGAACGCTGGCGGGAACCAGCACAACGACCGGCGTGGTTCCGACTAGTTCGGCAACTAACGGTGTGCCGCGCCTGAATGCATTCGGTGGCGGCGCGACCGGCTATGTGACCGGCGTCGAGTTTGCTAGCTCGGTCACCTGTCGGGTCATGCTGTTCGATCTGCTGTGGAAGGCTGGCCCGTACGCCTTTAACGCGAACACCAGCGCAAATACTCCGGCGAGCTATGCCTCCAGAGTGCCGGGCGGCACTGACTTCACAAACACAGAAATCTGGCTGGAGCAGGTAACTGCCGGGACTCTTGTTCAGAACGTCAACGTCACGTACATCAATCAGGCCGGCACCGCTGGCCGATCAACTGGCACCGTGGCGACCGCAGTAAACATCGTGGGCCGTATGTGGCAACTGCCGCTACAAGCAGGCGACTCAGGCGTGCAGGGCGTGACTGGCGTGGTGGGATCAGTGGCGTCCGCAGGCACGTTCAACATTCTGGTGCTCCGTCCGTTGTGGGTGGGTCGAGTGATAGTCGCAAACTTCGGTGACATCCACGACTACCTGCGTGTCGGTATGCCTGCGATTACCGCTGAAGCTGCGCTCGGAATTGCCGTACTTGCCGACAGCACCGCGACGGGTCTCCCCGAGATGATGGTCACCATCGCAAACGGCTAAGCCAATGGCTGCGCCAGTCCTGTCGCTACTGAACATTAGGCGAAGGCTTACTCCGCCTGCGGTTTCGGGGCGCGCGGCTGGCAACGTCTCGGAAGCAGCAACCTTTGGGCCGAACAAGCAGCTCAACTTTCTAGTCGGCAACGCAGTCGCTGCCGGCGCGTCCGGCACTGCATCGCTCAACGAAGCGATCTCATTTAGCGTCGGCAACGCAGTCGCTGCAGGCAGCACGTTCGCACTTAGCCAGTACGGGTTGCGGGTTACGTGGTCGGAAGCCGCGTACCAGGCCAACCCAAGTGTCACCGTACCGTTTACGGTTGGCAATGCGATTGCCAATGGCAGCACAGCGGCCATTAGCCTGTACGCAGCACGCATCACTTGGGCAGAAGCGCAATACCAAGCCAGCCCCAACGTCATTGTCCCGTTCACCGTCGGCAATGCGGTAGCCGCTGGCAGCACTGCGGGCATCACCGTCTACGGTGGGGTGCGGGTGACATGGGCAGAGGCGCAATACCAGGCCGTTCCAAACGTCACCATTCCGTTTAGTGTTGGCAACGCTGTGGCGGCTGGCGCTACAGCAGGCGTGGCCGTCTACGGTGCGGTGCGCGTCACCTGGGCCGAGGCGCAGTACCAGTCATCCGGCGGCGACACGGTTGGGTTCACTGTCGGCAACGCAGTAGCGGGTGGGCCAGCAGGCGCAACAGTCAGCGAAGACATCACGCTGGGGTTCACCACCGGCAATGCAGTCGCAGGCGGGCCGTCTGGCGCAACGGTCAGCGTCGATCTGACCCTGGATTGCGGTACGGGCGATGCAGTCGCTGCAGGCCAGCAGTGCCAAGTCCTGCCGCCGCTCACCGTAGCACCCAGTGCAACCCCAGGTTATGCGCCCAAAACGCGCTACCGCGTGCGGGTGGGTAGCAGGTGGATGGAGGTTGATCCGCTCGATCCAATGAGCGTGCGTAGAGCCTACGACGCTGCACAGGAAGACGCGCAAGACGCTGCCACGCAAGACGTAGAAGCGCCCGCCGCTGTGGCCGCACAGGCCGTGGTGGTGCAGCCCATCAAGGGGCCGGATTACGCAGGGCTTGCCAAAGAAGCCCGACGGATTAGCGAAGACATCCGCAAGGTTTACGCAGACGCACTGCAAACCGCACTCATCGCGCGCCTCATGCGCGAACAGATAGAGCGCGACGACGAAGACGACATCGCCGTCCTGCTCGCCAGTATCTAACCGCAGCGCAATCGGTTAGCACAAGCCGCCTTCGGGCGGCTTTTTTATTGCGCGTTCACTTCGGAAACACATGAACGACACAGAGAACAATCTGCCGGAAGCGGCGGAACTCTCGCAGCCCGCGCTCGACCAAGCGCAGCCCGAGATCGGAAGCGACCCCACTGCAGACCAATCCGACGACACCGATGGCGATACGCAAGGCGTTGACCCAGAGGCGTTCGAGGAAGTCGAGTACGAGGGGAAGAAATACGCACTCCCGCCTGAGTTGAAGGACGCAATCCTCCGACAAGCCGATTACACGCGAAAGACGCAGGAACTGGCGCAAACACGCCAACAAGCCGAGCAGGCATTCGCGCAGCAGCAGGCACGCATCGAGGCTGAAAGGGCAAACATCCAAGCGGTGGCGCGACTCACTGCGCTGGATGAGCGTCTGCAGCAGTACGCAGGCGTTGATTGGGACAGCCTAAGCCAGAGCAACGGCGAACTGGCCCAGCGCGAGTTCATGAAGTACCAGCAACTCAAAGACTCACGCCAGCAATTCGTCGCACAAATCCAGCAGCACGAAGGCCAACGCGCGATGCAGGAGCAGCAGGAAACTGCCAGGCAACTGCAAGAGGCAAACGAGGCACTGAGCCGCGAGATTAAAGGGTGGTCACCCGACTACGCGCAATCCCTGCGCGAAGTAGCGAAGTCACTGGGCGCAAAAGAAGAGCAACTGAACGGCATCCGCGAACCGTGGATCGTGAAGGCACTTCATGCGCAAAAGGTGCTCGCGGAGATGACCAAAAAGGCGGGCGCTGCTGCACCGGCAGTCGCTGCAAAACCTGTTCGCACCATCAGCGGCGGCAACGCAAAAGCCACTGTTGATCCCGACAAGATGAGCATCGAAGACTGGATGCGCCACGAACAGCGGCGCACGGCATCTGCACGCCGATAGCACTCACCACAACTTAGTCACTAACGAATCCAAAGCCGCGAAAGCGGCTTTTTTCATTTCTAGGACGCATCATGCCTAATACCATCCTTACCCCCACCGCAGTGACCCGAAAAAGTTTGCAGATTCTTCACCAGAAGCTCAACTTCGTCGGCAACATCAACCGGACGTATGACGACTCGTTCGCTAACAGCGGCGCGAAGATCGGCGACTCGCTGAAAATTCGTCTGCCCAACGAGTACACCGTCCGCACCGGCCCTAACCTGTCGGCTCAGGACACCACCGAGACCAGCACCACGCTGCAGATCGCCACGCAAAAGGGCGTGGACATCACCTTCAGCAGCGCAGAGCTCACCTTGAGCCTGGACGACTTTGCTGCTCGGATTCTCGAGCCTGCGATGGCTGTGCTGGCTGCGAACATCGAAGCCGATGCGCTCAGCATGTACAAGGACGTGTACAACATTGTCGACAACGACGGCAATGCCATCTCGTTCCTGAACATCATGCAGGGCCGCAAGCTGCTGAATGACAACTTGGCTCCGATGGACAACAACCGGACTGCGCTGTTGTCGACCGATCACACTGCCAAGCTTGTGGATTCGCTGAAGGGTCTGTTCCAAGACTCCAACGCGATCAAACAGCAGTACAAAGAGGGCATGATGGGCCGCACCGGTGGTTTCGACTTCTACGAAAACACTCTGCTCGCCAACCACGCAACCGGCACCGCTGCTAAGACGACCACCTACACTGTCAACGGCGCAGTGACCACCAACGGCTCGACCTCTGTCACCGTGGCGACCGGCGCAACGACGTTTAAGGCTGGCGACATCTTCACCGTTGCTGGCTGCTTCCGCGTCCACCCCGAGACCAAGGTTTCGACCGGTGTGCTGCAGCAGTTCGTGGTGACCGCTGACTACGCTGGCGGCGCTGGCTCGGTGTCGTTCGCTCCGGCCATCTTCACCTCTGGCGGTCGCCAGAACGTGGTGGCTGCCGGTATGGCGAACTCTTCGGCAATCGTCAAAGTCGGTGCTGGCAATGCTGAGCTGCTTACCCCGTCGATGGTGTTCCACCGCGATGCGTTTGCCTTTGCAACCGCTGACCTGGTGATGCCCAAAGGCGTCGATTTCGCGGCTAGGGAAGTTTACGACGGCATCTCGCTGCGTACCGTGCGCCAGTACGCAATCAGCACGGACACCATGCCTTGCCGGATCGACGTTCTGTACGGCTACAAGACGATCCGCGCCCAACTGGCCGCGCGCATCCACGCTGACGGCTGATCGCCCTAAGCGTTAAGCAGTAAAGGGGCCGGCTCACAAGGCTGGCCCCACCATCACCAGAGGAAACTATGGCGCTCGATACGTATGCGGAACTCAAGACGCAGGTGGCCGCATGGCTGCATCGCAACGATCTGACAGACAGGATTCCGACGTTCATCGAGTTCGCTACCCACCGCCTTAACCGCTCTATTACGTCGCCCCGCATGGAGGCGTCCACAACGCTGAGCGTGGTGAACGGCATTGCATCCATTCCGAGCAACTTCCGCGCGGCTGTCTCAATGACGCTGGGCACAGTTGAGTACAAGGCCATCACCGCTGCAGACATGCGGGCAATGGATCAGGGCGGCATCCGGCCCACCTACCCGGTGTATTCCATCGTCAACAACCAGATTAAGGTCTACCCGGCTGAGAGTTCGTCGCCGACCTTCATTTACTGCGTGCAGTTAGCAAATTTGGTAACCGATTCCGACACCAACTGGGTGCTGCAGGACTACCCCGACGTGTATCTCATGGCATCGCTCGCCGAGGCCCGCAAGTTCGTGCTGGATGACACGCGCCTGGTGCAGTACGAACAGATGACGATTGCGCGGATTGATGAACTGAACCGCAACGAGCGCCGCAACTTCGAGAACGCGACCTGGTACAAGCAGCGCGAACTGCCGGTGCATCTGCCGGCCTATGACATCCGGTTCGGCTGACATGCTGGTTCCGCTGACTCAATTCGCCCCGGACGCTGATCCGGGTGTGGCCGGCGCACTGGTGGACGCTACCGGCGTCATGCCCATCGAGCGCTCTATCAAATCCGCTCCAGAGGCGCTGGATACGGGCATCGCTACCGCTGCATCGGAAATCTACGGCGCGGCCACTGTGGAGCGCGTAGATAGCTCCAAGACGCTATACATGGGCACGGCCACGAAGCTGTACTCAGCCAGCGGCGCAACTTGGGTAGACGTTACCCGCGCAGCAGGTAACTACTCAGCACCCGCGTCTAGTAGCTGGTACTTCACCACCTTCGGCAACCAGGTGCTGGCGGCCAACAACGGCACGGTGATGCAGGTATCCACTGGCAGCCTGTTTGCTGACATTACTGGCGCACCGCGTGCTGAGATTGTCGAAACGGTTGGCCTGTTTGTGATGGCCTTTAACGCATCCGACGGCGCAGCCTGGGACTACGACGACGGGTGGTGGAGTAGTGCGCAGGCTAACGCTACGGACTGGACGCCTGCCATTGCAAGCGGTTCGGTGCGTGGGCGTCTGTATGCTACCCCCGGCCCCATTCGTGCCGCCAAACCGCTGGGCGAGCAGATGGTGGTGTACAAGAATACGGGCGTGTATTTGGGCACTAATTCCGGCCCGCCGCTGTGGTGGACTTGGCAGCTAGTGCCAGGTGATGGGGGGTGCGTCGGCAAGTACGCGGTGGCGCAGATTGTGGTGAATGGTGCGCCCGCACATTTTGTTGTCGGCCCGCGCGGTATGTATGTGTTTGACGGCTCTCGCCCTGTTAAAATCGGGGACGGGATAGTACGTCGGTGGTTTTACCAGCGGCTGAATCCCACCTACCGCGAGAAAACCTCTTGCGTCGTAGACCGCGCAGAAGGCGTCGTCTACATCCTGTTTGCCAACAGCGAGTCAACGGGCAGCCTCAATGACTGCCTGATCTACTCTTTCATCACCGGCAAGTGGGGCAGAGGGCGCAACTACGCAGCCCGCTTTGGCCTGCAGTACCTAGCCCCGTCCAGTACGTTCGATACCGTGCCGCCGGTTGGTGTGACGTACGAAGCAATCGACGCACCGAGCTACGACGACCTGTTCCGTGACGCGGATATGGAAGCGGCGGCGATCGTCACTACTGGCGACCGTATCGCAACGCTGAACGGCTCTGCCAACAGCAGCACATTCCGTACTACTTACTTCGGCACCGACGGCAACCTGTCGCTCATGCGCCGGGTGCGTCCGCGCTTCATTGCCAATCCCACCGCTGCCAGCTTGAACCTGCTTGTGGGCGATGCACTAGGCGATGTGCCATCTACATACCAATCCGCCACCTACGCCGACAAGAGGTTCGATGTGCTGGCTGAGGCGCGCTGGCATCAGGTGGATATGACCGTCACAGGCGGGTTTGAAATCACCGCGCTGGATGTTGATTTGTCTGGAGTCAGTTCCGAGTGAAGCTCAACGAAGACCCGGTGCTGCCGTCGCTGACGGGGCCAACCTTCCTGCCGTTTCTAAAGCACTTGCTGGCAAGCCTTGCCCGCCAAGTGAATGGGGCAACAGAAGGCCGCATTGCATCTATCCATGCAGCGAATACCTCGTTCCCGACGACGGGCGACTGGATGCAGGGCGACGTAGTGCGCAACAGCACGCCGACGGAACTGGGCAGCGCTGG